ATGTTTGCTCGGTTCAAAGGGTCTTGAAAGTTCTTAACAGTCTGATTAACATCGTTTGTTACAAAAAATCTTAGCTTTTTACCGCTCATCACACTCCCCCAATCCATTGTCCCTGATATCGATGCAGTTCTCGCAAAGTATGGACTCCTCATTCACGTTTATCGTCACCCAAGAACTGCACTCGTAGCACAGGCGCTCAACTTCCTCGGCCCCCTCGCACGTTGGACAAAGCACAGTCTCGGTATCAATGAAGCCAATGTCACGGTTGAAGTTCTGCGGTCTCGGTATACACCGGACCACGGTCCCATCTCCATGGCACTCGGAACACTCGTCCATGTACGGTATCTCTTGCATCCGCATGAGTTCTTCTTTCATACGTCCCATCACGCCACCTCCTTCTCAAAAAATGCGTCAATCCAATCGGCCTCGCCATAATCGCAGACCTCGTCTCCGCCATCGTTGCCCAGAACTATGAATGCCCAAGAAACTTTTTCGTCCTTATCAAAGAAGAACATGTGGCTTTCATCGACACCCTCACACGCATCAATAACTTCCTTGACGCTCGAGGAACGCACGACTGTGCATTCTCCATCTGGATCGCCATCATCAACAGATATAGTGAAACCCATTGTGTTGATCGCGTGTCGTGCCAGTGCTAAATGCTGTTTCATTATTCTTCCTCCCGAACTTCTGACACTTCATAATCTGCGCCATCTAAACTTTCCCATACTCCCAAGGCCAACACTTTGGCTGCGGCTTCTTCTTCGTTGTCTGCCTCGACAACGAAGTCATTGTATATTGATAGTTCCACATGAAAGTTTGCCATCACACTTCCTCCTCATAAACATCCTTGTCTAAATTCATAACCTCATCCTCCTCGTAAACATCTGCTGGAACCCAGCATTCGTCCAGTCCGTCTCTGTAGGTGCCCTCAAACATGCCCCCCTCGTCTTGGTAATCGGCCTCAACCTTGCACCCCAAGTCAACCAACCTGTCCCAAATAGGGATCGGAGGGGCCCAAGCTGTCCAACATCTGAACTCCAAGGTACGTCTATCTGGGCGATTGAGACTGCTGTCTGCAATCTCGACCTCGACACTGCACACATCCCACTTGGTGCCCCAGTTCTCGTTGCGCCACTCGTACCAAGCACCCAAACCTCCTTGGTCTGGAGCAATCCACATCTCGAACGGCATGGGCGATATCAAATCGCAGAACCGACCCTCCTCAAGGTTTTCTTCTATTTGTGAGACCAAGGCCCGTGGACCTGTGATCGTGACTTGTTGATCGCAATGATTTGGCATTATACTTCTCCCTCAATGTAGCACCCAGAAGGTGTCCAGATAAACTTACGCCCTTTGATATAATCCTCGAGCGACACAACGAAATCGTCAGGCTCGTCCTCTATCTCGTGACCATCTTCCATACGGTTGCGCTGCAAGTCCTCGAAATCATCTTTGATCTCACGTTCAGCCTCGGCCTCAGTGGCATAGACAAAAGGCTTGTCGTTTTCATCGACAGCAGACTGCCAGCCCTCGCACATGGTATCGACTACAATTACATATGACATCATACTTCCTCCTTCTTAGATAGCTCGAGGTAACTTCTCAGAACCCCCACACTGAACCACTGACCACAGTCCTCAAGCTCAACATAACTACCGTCCGCCCCAGTGACGTAATTGTAAAATGTGTTGGTGTACCGCTGTTCATTGGATGCTTGAAAATGCGCATGCTTTAAGCCCATGTCCCTGAGTAACTTGTTAACTTCTCCGCAGTTGAGTTCAGCCTCCTCAAAGGTCTTTGCCTTTGGAAGCTCGATCCAAATGGACGGCACGTTGAATGGTGATTGTTTTGACATGCTGGTAATCCTCGTTGAAAATTAATTTGTATTTGTGTGTTATCACCATGTAACTTGTATGTCAAGTGTGGGTAGGATGTTATTTTGGCAGGGGTCACGGTCCATGGGTCAGTTTCCCCTGATGACGGTGAGAACACTATAGACGTTTTTTACACAGATTTTATTTTTATTTTTATTTTTCATTTGAATATGATGTTCTCACTGTTCTCACTGTTCTCACTTCCTTTTTACTATAGTTCAAACCAGCCCCAATCTGAGAACACCTGAGAACATTGAGAACACCCCTTGGGAGAATAATGCCTATACTGGAATGCCAACCCTCCCTTGTTGCCGTTGCAACCGTTCTCACCGTGCTATAACTTGTATCCAGAAAACAATGAGGTTCAGATGGCATCTGTCAAAAAAAAGATCGAAGAAGAACACGGTCGAACACTGACTAACAGGCAAACAACTTTTGCACGTTACATAGTCGAGGGGATATACTCCAATGCGGAATGCGCGCGTAAGGCTGGCTATTCACATGAGGTGGCAAACAACCAAGCGTCAAAGCTCCTGAATGGCAGAGAGTATCCTCATGTCCTTGAGTACATCCAAGACCTAAGAACGGAACGAGAGAGGCGCTACGGCGTCACCACACTGGGTCAGCTAGAACGACTGCACCAACTTAGTACTGGGGCAGAGGAGGCTGGGCAATTTTCGGCGGCTATCAATGCGGAGAAGATACGTTCCGCCCTGGGCGGTTTGACAATTGACAGGCGAGAAAACATCAACACCATTGACCAACTATCGAGAGATGAAATTGTTGGTCGGCTGGCTGATCTCCAAAAGAAATATCCACAAGCATTTATGGTTGACATAACACCGAAGGAGAAACCCGATGAGCAAGGGGCCGGAAGCAAACTTTTGGAACACGATCCGAAACAATCTGCCAAAAAAGTGCTTCGCGACAAGGATTGAAAACAAACATGGAGGTGGAGTTCCTGACGTTCATGCTGTCTGGGACGGCCTACCTTTCTGGCTCGAACTCAAGGTGACTAAATCTAACGCACTATCCATCTCCCCTCATCAAATTGCTTGGCACATGGCATATTGTGCTAGAGGAGGCGCAAGTTTTTACTTAGTAAAGAGGTCCTTGACCCGTGAGCTACTTTTATTTGGGGGTGAAATGGGCCCAGCTTTGGCGGAAGGTGGGTGTTCTGCGGCCCATGGGCAGGTTTTCGCCGATGTTCCCTCCTTTTTCGCTGGTTTTCGCTCGATCTTGCGGCCCGCTGCCGATATTCTTTAGGTCTTGCGGCCCGCCGCCGATATTCTCCTCGCCGAGGAACGAGGCCCACAAACACTGTGCGCTTTGGCGCTCCATTCTTTTTCTTTTTTCTTGGAATATTGCGCGACTAGCGCACCTTTTTTAGGAAGTAAAAAGAGGAGCCGAAGCTCCCCTCATATTACATATCGAACCCCATCCTGTCGCAGTAGTCCGTCTTTGACTCCCAAGGTTCTTGATCGAGCTCGTCCATGTATCGGTCAGAGTCGGACTCACCGTTGTCATCCTCGTTGTACCAGTCGTCGGGATAGTCTTCCTTAGGAGTGGCAACTACACCTCCTCCGATGTAGATGCCCGTGCTCCATTCTGGTTTTACTTGTGGGGTCTTTGTCATGTTCATCTCCTAATGTTGAACGATTGCGATTGACTTGGCAGGGCTAGATCCTTTGCACAACTTACAAGCTGTACACTGAACTCTACGTCCTGCCTCTTTTGAAGCGGGGCAAAGTATTTCCTTGGTGGTATCCAACTCACCTAGGTCTGCGATCACTCTGAACGTGCGGTGCCCAGCTTTCCAGTGCTCGATTGCTTCGGCCATGGTGTCTGCACTCTGCATCGCTATGTCCGGACGCCACCCAGACTGATGAGAGTATGCCAGCCATGACTTGCATTGCTTGAGCAGTTGTTCCCATACCCATGCAGGTGCGGCGGCTGGATCCCCGTAGGTTCCGATCCGAACGATGCGGTCAACCCCCAAGTCTTGGATGGTTTTTGCCACGGGGTAGACCCCACGCTTGTAGGCTTTGTAGACGATGGTTGGACCTTGGCCCAGGTTGACGTAGCAGTCTCGCTTGACCGCTTGCTTACGAACTGGGTCCGTGGTTGGAGTTCCACGAAACTTGCAGTCTCCGCAGATGCTGAAGTCTTCACCGGACTTGCTTGCCTCGAGTGGCGAGATGTCTGACCGTATGATGTAGGTCTGCAATACCTTGCCGGTCTTGGTGTTCCGGTCAGAGTATGTGGCGATAACGACAATCGGTTTACCATCCAAGAGGCTTGGCCCGTTGTATATGATTCCGTTCTTCATGTTGATGCTCCTTAGTTGAGGTGATGCGGGGACCGATCAGCCCCCGCAGTTAGCTTAGTCTATCGTGGTGGTGAAGCTCAATTCGCCCAGCGCTTCTTGAACTTTCTCACCGAAGTCGATGTCTTCCTCCATCATCTCACCTATCTCCTGACGGTGATCTTGGATATCAAACTCGGCGACGCTGTCTGACATGTCAGCGACCCTCTGTTCGATACGTTCGTCCACCTTGTCCTGAATGATGGCCATGATGAGATCGGCGAGTTGATTGACGTTATCCATAGTACTTTCTCCATTCTGCGGTTGCTTGAGTTAAGACACCATTCTGTAGTATCTCTGCTTTGTATGTGTCGCCCTGATCGAAACCGCCGTTAGTGTATGGGGACTTGGCGGCGACGGTCCAGATAGCGTAGGGCGATCCCTCGTTTGCTGGCATCTTATTGGTAGAGAGGATACGCCACTCCCAACCCCTACGTTCGTTCGTATAGATGGCGTATGGATCCTCGACGGGTCGAGTTTTCTTAAATGGATTCGGCATTGTTGCTTCCTTCTGGTTGGTTAGTTGAAGCGGAGAGCCGAGGCCCTCCGCAGTTGGTAATTACTTAAAACGGTATTTCGTCCTCGAGCTC